GAGTTTTCATACAATCTAATAGACTGACACACAAGCAAAATACTTACACTCTATATCTGACACTCCACAATCGCAATTGTTCTGCATATGACAATGCCATATGCTTAATCCCCACAAGATTCAAGGCAACATCAAATTTACTGCGCCAGTAGTTATATACCTGAACGCCATGAAAATGCAATTCATACAAAGCATCATCCACATTCAAACACACTTGCTCCACTGGATCATTTCCAGTTCTCACCCAGTTAACCATCTCCACAATGTCATCCACACTACGGAGTGGCACATGCACACCATGCTTCTCTGACCATTGCCATCGTCTTTGCAAGAATGTTACATCACTTTGCTCTTCGTAGACACCCATGACGGCATTCTTCTGCGCTGGAGTCATCTTCATTCCGATCTTCGCCATCTCTTCTGACAGAGATAGTTGATTGAACCAAGAAGCTCGTGGATGCACAGTCGCTATATTGTCATCTCCATATGAGCACAACGAGACGCATCGTCTCATCTGCTCAGGGCTCGCTAAAAGCGGATCCTCTCTTCTCGCCACTTGCGTGAAGCAATAGCGATAGAGTACAGAGACCAATATAGAATTCAAGATTGCTGTCATGGGTTCTCCTGAAGGATGCGTCCTGTTCATTTGCCAAACATCATTATATATAATATAGCGAGGTTCAGCAACACAGGCAAACAACGCCTCCATCTTATATGAATTCTCACGTCCCAAGATATCAAAAACCTGCTTCACGACCGAAAACACAGACCACATCATCTGACTAGATATAGTCTTGTCAAAGGCCTTGAAATCAAGTGCCATCCACCTTGAGCCATGAGTCTTCAATGAAGACAAAAGCATTTCCCATTCAAGAGAATACACATCAATTCCAATTGCATGCTCCAACTGTCGCCGATGTTTCATGTAGGCAGCAGCAAATCGCAAGAAATACTGCCGAAACCTGATTACATGGGCCACATTCGAAGCTGCAAACACTCGAGTTTTTCCAGTTGCCACTTTTTCCAAAGAGCGACGTTCATCTTTGAGAGTACATACAAAATACACTTCAGGAATACGATGCTGTTCAAGAGCTGAGTCAATTTTATTCAACTCATTTCTCAACAAGCCATCTCCAATTCGTGCATTCGGCAGTTCTCCTTCAAACAAATGCCGTTTTCCAGACCCTGGTGACATCTTAGATAGGGGAAATCCAGGTGAGGAACCCATATTAAGAGCATCAAGAAATTCCACACCTGGAATTCCATTCACAGCTTCACTCTCTGTCAACATGCTAAGATCCTCCTCACTCACATGATGTGCAATCATTTCAGCCACACAACGTGTGCACTCGGCCAGCAAAGCATTATCCATTGGGATGTTTGCATCAGATGCTCCTGCCAAGCCCTCAACCATTGGAGATATACGTTTTCCGTTTACCGTCAATGGCTTGAGCCTTGCTGGAGCAGTTTTATGCACTGTCACCATATCATGGATCGGTGATTCACGCAGCATTGTTTTCACCATGCCAGTCATCATCCATGCTTGGTTCAACACTCCAATATGTTCATATGGAACTTCTCCCATTTGACACCTTGGAGTGCAAACATCACTCAATGAAATAGTGACTTCTGGTGCTTCCAATTCACTTGCCACACCACAC